GATAGCTCCCTGAGTGTCTAAGTTCTTAAGAATAGTATCAAAAGCAGCTAAACCACCAGCAGCAGTAAATCCTACTTCTACGTTACCACCATTTTGAATAGCAGCAAATAAACCTTCTGTTCCACCGCTTATAGCAGCAATTGGAGAAGTTGCAGATCTTAATTCACCCTCTACCATAGCCATTTCTAAGTAATCTTCAAAACGTAAACGAGTTTCAGATTCAGCTTTTAGGTACCAAAGGTATCCTCCAGTTCCATCTTCAGTAGCTACTTCAACCCATCCAATCTGAGCAGTGTCAGAACCAGATACAGTATAAGTACTTCTAATGATGATAGGAGAATTCTGGAATGTAGTGAAAGCAGGATCAACAGTAACCATAGGGTTATTTGAGTTGTTGAAAGTGTTAGCACCTAATCCAGCAGAATTTGTAGTAGAACTTCCTTTTTGGAAATCAGAACCATATACAAATATCTTAACGTCTCCAACCAATCCACCAGCAGTGATCAAGTCAGCTACAGTATAAGGTTGAATAACTAGTAATCCAGTAGCAGTATCAGAAGCTGTTACTAAACATTTTGCTTCTGCTCCGTTATTATCCAATACAACGATAGTTGATCCTGGAGATATTACGTTAGCAATAACAGGTGTTACTCCTGCAGCTGTAACTGGGATTTGAATAGTTAAACCTCCAACTGGTAATGTACAATCAGTATAAGAGATGTGTAATCTATTTTGTTCAGACCAAATTACTTGATCAGAAGTCATTGGCATTTCAGCACCAACCATACGTAAGAATCCAGATAAAGTTCTGTTTCCATAACGCTCTACTTCAGCTTCATAAAGCTCAGGTAAATATTGTTGTGCAAAGTTGTTTGAATTTGCTCCGGCATCAGTGAAGCTTAAATAATTTGATGCTAGGGTTTGTTGTGATTGTGAAGGCACAATAGACCCAAATTGAGGACTTACAGCCATAATTTGTTTTTTTAGTTAAATTTTCTTGTTTTTATTTTTAATTTCGTGGAGTCCAATCCGCTTATCGATTTTACTTTTAAACCGTTTACAAAAACATTTCCGTCGGCAACTTGCCTAGGTCCGTCTTTTGATGGGTTTTTAGATCCACTTATGATGTCTTTTACACCGTCAGCTTTTCCTTGTTCGTAAAAATGATGAGCTATCTTATCCGCATTCATAGCAGTATACATCGCTTTATGATATCCAGCAGGGTCCGTTAAACTTCCGTTAGCGTCAGTATATTTACCAACAAAGTTTTGAACGTCTGATTGTGTTTCACCTACTCTACTTGGATCTTTTACCCCGTATCTAAATTTTTTTTCTCCAACGTTAAAATCAAAACCTTTGAATTCTTGGTTGAATAGTTTTTTAGTACGATCTCTAAAATCTCCGTGTAACTTCGTAGCGGCTTCCTGTGTCTGCTTATATTGGTCGTAAAAACTTACAGCTTCTTGTTGTTCTTGAGTAATACCTGGTCTCAACTTGATCTCATCGTAATACTTACTCTTTGAACTTTCTAGAAAGCTTTTAGCATTTGCAACCTCTTCTTTAAACGCAAGTTTTTTCTTACGTATATCTCTAGGCTCGTCCATATCCTCGTCAAACTCAAAATTGTCTTCCATTAAGAAACCAATCTCTTCTTGATCCAAATGAGGTTTTGCCTTTGTGTAATATTCTCTAAGCATATCTTTTGGAGTATGATTAGAATAATCTTTATTAAGTGATACATAATCTTGTACGGTACCACCTGTTTCTTCCATGAATGAAACCAGTTTTTCAATATTATCTGGTAAAGCTCTTCCAAGGACTTTTTCATCTCTTATAGCTTCCTTAACTTCATCAGCAACTTTTTTTACTTCGTCTTCTGTTACTTCTTGTAAAGGGGATGTAGCTTCAGTCTCTTCTATAGCTTCTTGGTTAACCATTATAGGTGTAACCTCTTCTTCTACTTCCACTACTTTCTCTACAACCTCTTCGTTTGGTACTGTTACTTTAGTTAAGTTAGGAGCGATATCCCCTGTTGCTTCTGGGCTAGTTAAATCCACCTTAGTAATCTCACTAGTGCTCTTACTACTTAGGTTTTTAGGTTTCTTTTTTTTAATCTTAAACTCACCTTCTTGTTTGATAGGCTCTTTTGTTTCTGTTGTCATGATAAAATATTATATAATTATTAAATAGTTAAATAGGTGGCATCATATTTTGTAAACCAAATGTCCCTAATTGTGATACGCCTTCACTTTCAAAGTCAACGGGGGCAGCATCGTTTTGTCGTTGATTTATTAATTGGCTCTGTTGAGTTCCTTGTAGTTTTATTCTCTTGTCCTTTCTATCTTCAACTTCCTGCTCTTTACCTCCTTCTTGTTGCATCTTTAATTGGGCAAGTTGTTTTTGATATTCAAATTCTTGAGCCATCAACTGTTGTTTTATTTGAAGCTCTGTTTGCATTCTTTGTATCTCAAACTGAGACTTGGCTTGTTCAACCTGAACTTTCCCTTCTGTAGCCGCTTGTCCCTTCTGTACCTCAGCCATCGCTGCAGCTTCTGAAGCTTGAGCCTGTGCTTGGCCTTGAGCTTGGATCATTTGTTGTTGTTGTGCTTGATCAGCTTCGGCTTTTTTGTTTCGCTTCTGTTTTAATAGTTGGTTAGCTAGCTTAAGGTTTTTTATTTGTCTTAAGTCTATCGCATCTTCCAAATCTATACCTCCGGCTTGCAAGGCTATCTGTATGTTTTGCTCTAATTGGGCTTGCTCCTCTTCTTCAGGTTCTAATTCAAGAAATATGCCAAAGTCGTGCATATTAAGATTAGCTATTTCCCCAAGTGTTTCTGCATTAAACAAAGATATACTTTCTATTAATGCGTTCCGGGTTAAAGGGAAATCCAAGACATCTGTTATTTTCAAAGATACGTTTTCACACACTCTAAGGGCTATATATAGACTAGCTTGATTGATATGCTTAGTAGCTATATTGGATTGATTAGCGGCCATCTTAGCTATGCCTACAAGAGCATCCTTGTCTTGTAAACTACCATCTCTAGCTTCGTTCAATCCAGTTACATCCCTAATCATCTGTAGGTAGTAATTGTAGGTCATTATAAGGCTTTGTAGTTTAGCCCCTGATGCAGATGATGACAATTCCTGAATAGGTACTTTGCCTCTGTTCATCTCACCGTCTTGCGTTAGAGATCTACCAACAACCGACCCAGTTTGGAAATACATATTAAGCGCCTCCGCTGGATTATAGTTAGTCCCGTTGCCTAAATCAACTTCAGCTAAACCATCCATATCTAAGAATACCCCATCCGGTACCATCCTAGATAGTACTTGTTGCATCTTTAAATGGGTTAATTGAATCATATCGGCAAAACCAGTGATTTTACCAACCAAAGATTCAATTCTACCTTTATACATTCTAGGGGCACATATAACATAGTTCATTTCTACCTTAGTAGAATCTGATAATGGTCTAGTCATATTCTCTGCTAGCTCCCATTTTAACACCGTGTTAGTCCCTAAAACTTTAACCCCTGTATACAAAACCTCTATAGTCCTTGACACTTTATCATAAGTATCAGCTTCTGGAGGATTGAATTCATCTGTTTTTTGTATTATTTTCTCTAAACCGTTATCAGTATACTTTAACTTAAATACCTGATTCATGTACGTCTTATACTCGAAATACATAACCTGAACAGTATTAGCATCATAGTTGCCATACCCCGTTATATATTGTCTATTGCCCGGCATCTTCTGAATTCTATCTAGTTCCTCTTCAGAAATATATGGGAATTGTTTCTTTAGTTCCGGTATAGTTAAGGACTTAACCTCCCCTACATAATATATGTCTTCGAAGTTAGGGTCTTCAGTATACGAATATATAAGATTAGCGGGGTCTACATAATCTATAACTATGCCATTCGATTTATTAAAACTTGTTTTACCACTAGCTATTCCACATACAACTAAATCTTCGTTTATTCTACGCTTTGTTAATTCCCACTTATTACTAGCTAAAGTTGTTGTTATAGCCTCCTCCTCCGCAATTTCTATAGACTGTTTGTAGGAAAGTTGCATGTGCAACTCTAACTCCTCTTTTGTCCTTGGTAATTGTTCTGGTAATATGTTTGATTGCGAAGCGTCTATACCTAAAGTATCTTTAGCTAGTTGTATTTGCTCTCTAGCAAACATATCCATAGCTATAGCTTCCGCGTAGTCCGTTCTTTTCTTTACAGACTCTGGGTCTTGTGAATAAGCTTTTATCTCAAATTCTTTCTGCGATATACCATTTACAACTATATTAACAAATTTAGATATAACCGGCACTGGCTTCCAGTCTAAATTTAAATAAGACAAATCACCATTTATAGATAATTCGTCTTTGTATTTTTGTGTTGATTGTTCCCCTCTAGCGTACAGTCTAAGGTTGTGAAAACTATTCCAGCTAGTTAGATATCTATTGCCGTTAGTCCTACCTTGATTAAACCACTCTGTTTCAATAGCAGATGCCACTTGTTCTCCGTATTCCAACGAAGCTTTTTCCCCGTCTGATACTACCTGACTTGGGAAGGCGCTATTTGAATTAGTATTTATCTTCATTTATTCAATTATTTTTGAC